TGTTGAAGATTTGACTGGTATGCAATATTTGGTAGTTCTCTAAAATAAGACATTAGTAACCTACTCCTCCATCTGCTGCAACTCCTGCTTGACCTTCACCGAAATAATCATCAGCATAAACTGGATTAATTTCTTTAAATGTAAATTGCATTGTCATATGAACTGGTGTCCCATCATCATATGTTGCATAAGTGTTTGACCCAGTGTAATTCATAGACATATCGGTAAGAACTCCAACCTTCATTTTATTTAAAAATGGATGTGGTTCAGATCCTTTCATATATGCCAATTTAACAAGTTTAGGAGATTTAATAAAGACTGCAGGATTTTCTCCTTTTCTTGGCATCATTCCAGACTTTATTGTTCTTATAATTTTCGCAACTATATCTGCTTCTGTGGGATTTCTAGGTGCAAAATCAAAAGCAAATGAGAAAGATCTCAAAGTAACATTATTAAACAGCAGTTCTAAATTTGATTGTAAAATTTGACCACTTGCTCTGGTGATGATTGATTGTGGTCTTACATTAGCACCAAGTTGATTGATTGCTACTGCTGATAATCCATCTCTTAATGCTTGTATTTCATCAGGACCAACTCCTGTTCCAAGTGCTTTAATCTTTTCAAATGTTTCATCTATCTTTTCCTTATTAAATACTTCTCCTTTAGTCAAAGAACTTGCAACATTAAGACCAGCAACTTGTAAAGGATTTAAAGTATCTTCAGCATATCCAACAGATAAAGTATCTGAGATATTTTGAGGCATAGGTAAGAATATAGTTTGCAAATCTGATATTAACTTACTTCCACCTTCAATAGGGTTGCCAATTTCTGTTTCTATTTTTCCTGATTTGTCACCTAAACTGAGAAGTAAATCTGTTAATGTCTGACCCTTAGTATCTTTATCAGTCAGTCCGTAAATATCAGAACCACCGTTATAATTAAACATTTGCATACTAAAGTAGTCTGTAGCTGCATCAATCTTAGCGTATGGATATCTAAGAACATCTACTTCAGTACTTGTAGTATTTGCATCTTGATTCGATTGTCCAGCAAGCACTTCAGCAGCACTCAACCCACCGAAAGTAAGAGGATTTGTAAAAGAATTTGCTACTAGTGCAGCGTAATCGTCTTCCATTATGGACAGTACTTTTTAAGTATTTAGCTACTCATTGCAAAATCTGCTAAAGGGAGCATAAGAACATCTCTCAACTCAGATGGATAAATTTCATAAATGCCATCAGTCACTACTTCATTAGCAAGATATCGTCTGACTGATTGACCTCTACCCAACCAATGATAGTTTTCTGCAATCCAACCATCTTCTAATGGTGTACGCATCTGAACCACAGGATTTCTATCATATCTTATACCAGGTGTGATAGCACGATAGCGATAAACATATAACTTACCAGGTATTGGTGCATCTGCTTTGTCCAATACTTTTATCAGTTCGTTAATTACAATATCTGGGTCTCTGACACCAGTTACATTATTTGTTACGACACGAATTCTATTCCTATTCGTGTCAGTGTCAGTTGGTCTATTTTTAGCAGGTCTTGGATCCCTGCGTATTCCATCATCATATACATTAGAACCAACTTCAATATTAGGATCGCTACTAGAAGTTACTTCACCAGTTTCGTAAACATAAAAATATTTGCTTCCAACTCTACCACCAGATTTAATGGTTCTTGCCATTACTTGATACCTAATTCTTTTTCAGTTAATACTTTAAACTCCCACATTCTATCTTCACAAAACTCTCTTGCTGCTTTCCACTTTGCTTGATTCTTAGCGTATTCGTATGCTTCGTTGAGATATTTCTTTGTTTGTCTTTTTGGTTTTGATGGGGGAGAACATTGTTTTAGTGGTTTAATTTCAATCAATGAACGTTTGATTCTACCACCAACATCTTTGTACTTGATGTAGAAGTCTGGGAAGTATCTATGAATTCTATTATCAACAGGTGAACGATACGGGAGAACAATTTCTTCACTACCCCACTCTAAGATATTTTCGTTATTATCACAGTAGACCATAAACTTTCGTTCCCATAAAGAACGATATACAATGTTTGTTGGGTCGCCTTTATATTTCTTAGGATGTGATGGTGAATATTTTCCCTTGTATGACATCTAAATAACTAATAATCTCATATAAGATATTTAGAGTGCCTAGACCGTTTCCTAAAAAGATAGCAGACATAAAACCAATCGTATCAAAGGTAGCACTTACATCAAACTATTTAATGACGTTTGGTGGACTCACTCCAAACTTACAAACATATCTCAAGCAAAGAGGTATGGACTCTAGATTTCTTGGAGAAGAAATTGGTCTCCTTTGTTCTAGAGCATCTCTCCCTGGAAGTAGTTTTGCTACAGCAGATATTGTAGGAAATTTTACTGGTGTTACCGAAAGGATGGTACACACGAGACAATTTGTCCAAATGGACTTGGACTTTTATGTTGATGACGAGTATCGTGCATTAAAGTTTCTTGAACACTGGATGGAGTTTGCTGCCAGTGGTTCTACAACAACTGATGGTGTTGACCCTGCAGTAAAAGGATACTACTATAGAATGAGATATCCTGATGAATACAAGTGTGATTATACTAAAATTGTAAAATTTGAAAGAGATTATAAGAGATATATTGAGTATAGATTTATTGGACTGTTTCCAATATCATTGAATGCCACTACAGTTTCATATGAAGGTTCTCAGATATTGAAAGCAACTGCATCATTTAACTATGAACGTTATATTGCAGGACAATCATACTCCATCAATTATGCCACTTCAACAGATGGTAATAAGATAGGGACAAAACCAGGAGGGGGAAGTCCAGGTAACGCTGGAGATTATGCTTCTACAGTTTTAGATACTGGAATCAACTTACCTAGTGACGGAAGTTTTAGTAATCTGGCAGGTCTTTTCAGCAATAGTTCTGGTGCTAGTGCATTTAACATATCTTCTGGTTCAGTATTGAATAGTTCATTACTTTCTACGAATAGTATTAAAGCACAGGGTTCCACTGTATATGATCAATCGTTCCAAATCCTCTGATATCTCATCTAAATAATTTTACTGACGTGCAAGGATTGTAATGCCTTTACCAAAAATTAATACACCAACTTATGAGTTGGTGATTCCTTCAACTGGAAAAAAGATTAGATACAGACCTTTTCTAGTGAAGGAAGAAAAGATTCTTATTATGGCAATGGAAAGCGAAGATACAACGCAAATAACCAATGCCGTTAAAGATGTAATTAAAAGTTGCATTAGCACCCGTGGTGTTAAAGTAGAAGAACTTGCAACATTTGATATTGAATATTTGTTCCTCAACATTCGTGGTAAGTCTGTTGGTGAAGAAGTTGAAGTTCTTGTGACTTGTCCTGATGATGGTGTAACAAAAGTTCCAGCAACGATTGCACTTGATGATATTATGATTCAAGTTGATGAAAAACATTCTCGTGATATTAGATTGGATGACAGTCTGACTTTGAGAATGAAGTATCCATCAATGGAACAGTTTGTGAAAAGCAATTTTGCAATGTCTGATATTAATGTAGATGATACTTTTGAAATCATCGGTTCATGTATTGAACAGATTTACAATGAGGAGGAATCTTGGTCTGCAAAAGATTGTACCAAGAAAGAGATTCGTGATTTTCTTGAGCAACTTAGTTCTAAACAATTCAAAGAGGTTGAAGACTTCTTTGCAACTATGCCTAAGTTATCTCATACTATTAAGGTGAAAAATCCTAACACTGAAGTTGAAAATGATATTTTATTGGAAGGGTTAGCATCTTTTTTCGCGTAAGTATGGCTCATACTGACCTTGAGTCATACTTCCGAATCAATTTTGCCTTGATGCACCATCATAAATACTCTTTAACAGAGTTAGAAAATATGATACCTTGGGAGAAAGAAATCTATCTTACTTTCCTCAAGCAGTATATTGAAGAAGAAAACCTGAAGGCACAACAACAGCAGAATGGTTAATTCAGCACTAATAGGAAGAAGAAGAACAATATCTGCTGCTGCATTCACTGGCAGGGCAGTTCCTCCTGGTGCTGTCTCTCAACCAGACCCTGTTACAACTGGATTAATTAATAGAAACTCACTACAATTGGGTGTCGTATCTAATCAGATACAAAATTTGACTGCCCAAGTGAATTCTTTGTCAGGTTCAATGACGGTGATTGCTAATAGTTTAGCAACATCTCAAGCATTAGAGAGAAGAAGAGAACAGCAAGAATTATTACTTGAGAGAAGATTAGCAGAACAACAACTGAGAGAAGGTAAAGAATCTGCAATTGAACAGAAGATACAAGCCAAAACAATTGCACCTGCAGAAAGACTATCGGGTAGAGCACAA